CGGGAATATCGTATGTTAATTATATGGACTATGAATTCAGTAAAAAGGCTATAGAATCTGGATATGTGCAAGGGTCATTACCAGGAAAATCTGGTGTCTACTGGATAAAACCAGATGGTAGTCAATGTAAATGCTTGGAGAAATCTAAATGAACCAAGAAGAAATACGTAACGATGAAAGATTATTAATACTGAATAGTATGGGTGGAGACACATACGCTAGAGAAACTATTACTAGACAGGAATTACTAGCAGACCTTAATAGTCTATCTAATTTAGAACGTATGAGTGGTATGTATTATATTATAAAACATTTATATCCTAACAAAGAGCTACAAAGAGTTTTATCAGAAGTCAAAGATGATAGAACTTTTGTAGATATCTGTAGAGTATTTATAGCTGGGATGAAACATGACAAAAATAATTAATTTACTTGGCGCGCCATCATCTGGCAAGTCTGTATTACGTGCATATTTATATAACAGACTTAAAATTGAATCTAAGCTGAAAATCGAAGAAGTGACAGAATTTGCTAAAGACTTGGTATATGAAAATCCCTCGCTATTAGAAGATCAATTTTATGTTACCGCAGAACAGCATCGACGTATACGTAGATTAATTGGTAAGGTCGATATAGTGATTAATGATAGTCCAATTATACTTGGCGCTATATATAATCAGACATTACCAAGTGTATGGAATAAGTTTTTGGCTGAACTATATCAACAATATGATAATATAACATTATTGTTAACCCCACAGACATTTCAACAATATGGTCGTATTCATAATCAATCAGAAGTCACAAATATTCATATTAAACTTATGAACTTTTTATATAATAATAACATACCATTTGAAAAACACACAGATAACATATCAACGTATAACTACATACAGAAGGTAATAAATGAATAATCTTATTATATGGTCTAAAGATAGAGCGGCCCAATTAGACTTATTGATTAGAACAATAGATAGTCAGCCATATCAGCCATTTGAGATAATTGATGTAGTTTATAAATCTACTACCAAAGAGTTTGATGATGGATATAAGATATTGCGTAAAATTTATCCACACGTCTTTTTTTGGTCTGAAAAGTGGGATTCATTTGAACATCATACAAAATCACTAGTTGATGGTGACAGTGTATTTTTTTCTACTGATGATACTATTTTGTATAGTAATCTGCCATCTAAATTACCATATATAAATTATGGTGAATGTTTTTCCCTTAGACTTGGTACAAATACTATAGTACAAAACTGTCATACCGGAGAATTACAGGAACCACTTAATAAGTTTGTAGATAATGGTATGTTTATCGCGTGGAATCCACATCTATATCAAGCGACTAGTAATTATGGGTATTGTTTTGGGCTAGATATGTGCGGGTATAATGCTACTCAAATAAGAAATATATTTAAACAGATTAACTTTAAAACTACTAATGAATTAGAAAGTAGATTATTTAACTATAGATCGGGTATTACCGTAATGAATTCATTTAGAAAGTCAGTAGCAGTAAATATCCCGTTCAATAATATCTCCGGTGTTACCGCATGTATGTCAAATACTCCTTCTTTATCACAATTAAATACTGATTTCTTAGATGGTAAACGACTCCAATATGATATATCAGTTAAGGTCCAAGGATGTCATCAGGAAATACCATTATGGATGAGATAATGACAGAACGGATCGATTGGCATGATTATTTCCTATCACAGGCGATATTAGTTAGTGTAAGATCGCCAGATACACAAACTAAGGTTGGTGCTATTTTTGTTAATAGCGATCATCGAATTGTGTCTACGGGATTTAATGGATTTGTACCAGGAGCGCCAGATAGTGAATTACCAAATACTAGACCAAATAAATATCCATTTATGTTACATGCAGAAAAAAATGCATTACTTTCATGTGCTAGACAGGGTAAATCTACTGATGGTTTAATTGCATATACATTTGCTGAACCATGTTGGAATTGTTTATATGATATGGTTGGTGCTGGAATACGCGAAGTACATTTTATACATAATCCATTCCTTAAAATGAATGGGTTTAGTACAACCCAAGAATGGAATACCCAGTCTTACTGGCTTAAGAACCATATATCGATTCATTATTATCCAATAAAAATTTTAAAATTAACAAAGAATATTCTTGAAACACTCTATAGTCAGGTGTATAATAAACCAGACCAGCAATAAAGATTCCTAAAGCGGCACAAGCTGGTAGTCCAAAAGACAACATTACATACAAATAAAGTGCCGTTTAACAATAACACACTAATTATATGAAACGAGACAACACAGAAGATGCAAGGTTTGAATTAGTATTGTCCGATGGAAAACTTAGAAAGTTCAATACAGGGGAAGAAATGTATAACTTTACTAAGATAGCACGTAAGAATTGGAAATACGAAACCAAAGAAGATGAAGAAAGAAACAAACAAAATGGCTAACTAACATTACTCTAACAATAGGCTCGCAGCGCTTCTATGCTCTGTCGAGCCTTTTTTATTTAATATGTATACATACGAACAAGCACTACAAGAATCAATTCAATATTTTAATCACGACGAATTAGCAGCGAGAGTTTTTGTTGATAAATACGCTTTACGCGATAGCGATAATAATCTACTTGAAAAGACACCAGATGATATGCATCGTCGTCTAGCTAAAGAATTTGCTAGAATAGAAGCTAAAAAGTTTAAAAACCCCCTAACAGAAGAAGAAATATTTGGTCTTTTTGATAAGTTTAAATATTTATGTGTATCTGGTGACAATTGGATTCAGACAATTAATGGCCCAAGACAGGTTAAAAATTTAGTAGGACAATCATTTGTATCAGTTCTTAATAATAATTGTTATAGAACTATATCGAAAGGATTTGTAAAAACTGGTAGAAAAGATGTATTTGAAATTAAAACGGATCAAGGATATTCATTAAAAGTGACTGAGGATCATCCGATCTTAGTTCATACAAAATTGGATTGGTATTTAAAAAACCAACACACGGATTTTGTACAAACGAAGAATTTAAAAATTGGTGACAAATTAGTGTTATCTAATAATAGAAATAACTTTTGGGATGGAAGTGGTACTTTTAATGAAGGGTGGATAATTGGAAATTTAATTGGCGATGGGACATTTAGTAAAGAAGCTGTGTTAGATTTTCAAAGAAAAAATACTACAGATTTTGATATAGCAATTAATATTGTAAACAATACATTATATAATGTTGATAATAAAATTAAAGGATGTAAAAACGAAGAATCTGTTGGTAAAATAGCTAGTATAAAAATAACAGAACTAGCAAACAAATATAATATAACGCGTGATAATAAGTTTGACCTAACTACTATAGAAAGGGAATCTTCATCTGATTTTTGCTTAGGAATGTTAAGGGGTCTGTTTGATGCTGATGGACATATTTTTTGTACAGAAACCAAAGGGAGAGACGTTTCAATTAGACTCGGCTCTATTCATATATCTATGCTACAACAGATACAAAGAATCCTTCAAAGACTTGGTATAATAAGCGCATTATATAAAAATAGAAAAATTGCATGTAAAAAGAATATCTGTGGTAGAATAACAGATTGTAAAAATTTTCACGAACTAAGAATAGCTAAAGATAACATACTAGTTTTTATAGAGCGAATTGGGTCGTATTTTGAAGATAAAAAGGAAAAGTTATATAAACTAAGTAAAAGAAAATTTAACAAAGAAAGATTTTTTTGTACGGTTTCTTCGATAGAATTAATAGGTGAAGAAGATGTATACGACTGTACTATCGAACATATTTCGAGATTTGATTGCAATGGAATTATAGTTCATAATTGCCCTCAAGGTTCTCCTATGTACGGTATAGGCAATAAGCATAAGGTAGTATCACTTTCTAATTGTTATGTGCTTAATACGCCAGAAGATAGTTATAATTCTATATTAGACATTGATAAAGAAATTGTCAATATTTCAAAACGACGAGGAGGCGTTGGTATAGACTTGTCTAAACTTAGACCCAACGGTTTTAAAACAAACAATGCTGCTAAAAGTAGTACGGGTATCGTATCATGGATGGAGCGATATTCTAACAGTATTCGAGAGGTCGGTCAAAATTCTCGGCGTGGAGCTATGATGTTAACATTATCTATACATCATCCAGATATATTAGAATTTATTACTATCAAAAATAACCCATTAAAAGTTACGGGTGCTAATATCTCTGTACGTTTAACAAAAGAATTCTTAGATGCTGTTAATAATAACACTGACTATGAGTTACGTTTTCCTATAGATGGTCCAAAAACTTTTAGTAAAATGGTATCTGCGAAAAATATTTGGGACACTATAATTAATTCAGCTTGGTTACGTGCCGAACCAGGATTATTAATGTGGGATAACGTTTTAAAAGGACCAGCAGACTGTTATGAAAGATATAGATCAGTTAGTACAAATCCATGTTCTGAAATAACACTCAGTTGCATGGATTCGTGCCGACTACTATGTTTAAACCTATATTCATATGTTGTTAACCCATTTACTACAGAATCTTTTTTCGACTATAATCTTTTTTACAAACATGCACAGATAGCGCAAAGATTAATGGACGATCTTGTAGATTTAGAAAGTGAATGTATTGATCGTATTATAGCAAAGATTAAATCCGATCCAGAATCAGACAAGATTAAAAGCGACGAATTAGAAATGTGGTATAAAATCAAATCCAATAATGACGATGGTAGAAGAACTGGTACTGGAATTACAGCTTTAGGAGATACAATCGCTGCTTTAAATGTTAAATATGGTTCAAATGATAGTATTAAAATAACCGGTATGATTTATAAGACATTGCGAGATGGATGTTATAGATCGTCTATAGATATGGCAAAGGAATTGGGGGCATTTAAAGAATGGAATTCAAACCTAGAAAAAGACAATAAGTTTTTAAACGATTTGCCAACAGATATATATCAAGATATGCTAACATACGGAAGAAGAAATGTTGCTCTAACAACCACAGCGCCAACTGGCACTGTTAGTATTTTAACACAGACGACATCTGGTATTGAGCCATTATTTGTCTTAAAACCATTTATACGTCGTAAGAAAATAAACCCAAGCGACACTAATGCTAGGGTCGATTTCAAAGATCAAAATGGTGATTGCTGGCAAGAATTTGAGATTTATCATACAAAAGTACAACACTGGATGAATATTACCGGTAAAACAGATATAACGGAATCACCTTGGTATAATAGTTGCGCGAATGATATAGACTGGATTAAAAGAGTAGAACTACAAGCTAAGGCTCAACAATATATATGTCACGCTATTAGTTCGACTATTAATCTACCAGAAAATGTATCTATAGATACAGTTGACGCTATATATAAATACGCATTTAAGAACGGATTAAAAGGAATAACAATATACCGTGATAATTGCAGAACTGGTGTTTTGGTAAATAAAGATAATATTAATAATAAAGAACGTCCAAAGACACTTAAATGTGATGTACATCATATTACAAGTAAAGGACATTCATATTTTGTACTAATAGGGTTTCTTGATAACAAACCATATGAAGTATTTGCTGGTAAGAATGGGTTCTTAGATAAAGATATTAAGACCGGAACTATTACTAGAAAAAGCAAGAAGGTATATAAAGCAGTCTTTGATGACGAGGATAAGACTGAATTATGTCCTATTACATCTACATGTTCAGATCACGAAGAAACCATTACAAGACTTACTTCTGCCTTATTACGTTCCGATGCTGATTTGGAATTAATCGTAGAACAATTAGAAAAAGTACATGGCGATATTACAATTTTTGCTAAATGCATTGCTAGAGTTCTTAAAAAATATCTAAAGGATGGTACTGTATCTGGACAAACATGTACAGAATGCGGATCATCTAATATAGTACGTCAAGAGGGTTGTCTAACATGTAAGGAATGTGGTTATGGAAAATGTGGGTAAGTTAAAATATATATTCTTAGATATTGATGGCGTGCTAAATAATCACTCTAGAATGTGTAATGATTATTGTAGCATACATGAAAACAATGTTATTATATTAAATAAATTGTTAGATTATTATCCAGATGCTAAAATAGTTATTTCATCTGCTTGGAGATACCTCATAGTCAGGGGTGATATGACAGTCAGTGGGTTTCAAAATATGATGTCTATGTTTGGCATTAAGTCACATAACAGAATTATTGGACATACTAGACCAGATAAAGATGATTATGATAATGATCCAAGAATAGATCAGATACTAGATTGGTTAGTTATAAATGATCCTTTGTGTGATGACTGGATTGCTATTGACGATATGTTTTTACTTAATGATCCTAGGTGTATTCAAACGGATGGAAATCTTGGATTGGTAATGTCTAATTTTTATTACATCACAAACAAGTTTCCAGCTTGACAAATCCGATTCGTCGTGGTATAATATCGAAAGAGGAAAATATGACCCCATTAGAATTAGCTATTTCCGGTTTTAGACAACCTTCCAAAAAGGTCCAAAAAAATCGCGTACCATATCGTATTAAGTATAATGGCGAGTTTATCGAAACTCATAGTGGTAAAACTGTTTGGCCTAATATAAGCGCCGCTAAAAACGCATTACGTAATCATGTGTATCATTCGGTAGGTTGTGAACATAAAGATCAAGTATATAACGAATTATTAACATTAGTTGAATTCATTCCTTTAAGCGAGACATAATATGGATTTTTTTGTAGAGGCAAGAACAGAACTGGAAAGAGCGTTTATAAAACACGGAGATATTAATTCTTTACACGAAGGTTACGCTGTATTATTGGAAGAAGTTGATGAGTTGTGGGACGAAATTAAAAAACGAACAGAATCAAGAGATTTAAATAATCTTAAACTAGAATGCATTCAAATTGCTGCTATGGCTGGTAAAATTCATCATTATATAAGTAATATGGAGTAAATATGAAAAATTACATAATATTAGGAATCTGTTCTATTTTAGGATTTATTACGATATATGACACTATTTGTAATACTAGACAGCTTAAAGAGATAGATGGTAGAGTACACGCCATAGAAGTATTCTTATATAGCGAACAATCACACGATCTTAATAAAGATATCGTATCAATTCGTAATGAAATCAATAAATTACGCAACGAATTTCAAAATAACGAAATGGAGCAATCCGCAGCGTTTTCCAAGGCGATTAAAGAACTAAAGGATAAATAATGAAAGTCAAAAAACTAAACGAAAGAGCTATTATACCGACCAAAGCATATCCTAACGACGCTGGATTTGACTTATACTACTGTCCGCAAAGCGAAAATATTGAATCGTTACATATATTAAGAAATGGTATCGCCAAGGTTAATACATCAATAGCTATTGAATTTCCACCTAATACATATGGTTTAATAGCTGATAGATCATCTATGGGAGCAAAGGGTATCAAGGTGATGGGTGGTGTAATAGATAATAAGTATAGGGGCGAAATTATAGTAGTTCTTGCAAATGTTGGCGGCGAATCACACTATGATAAACGTGACGAAATAGTTATACGTCCAGGCGACAAAATAGCACAACTTCTTATTCTACCACTTTTAGATATTAATATCGAGGAAACTAATGAACTGGGAACAACTGAAAGAGATAGTAAAGGGTTCGGGTCAAGTGGGGCGTGAGGCATCAAAAAGGATTACAGAATTTGGTAAGATTACTCACGAAGAAACAAAAAAACGATACATGTTTCTTTATTTAGCACCAGTTTTACAGGATTGTATTTTAATTTATGCACAGCATCAGGATAGAACATGCGAACCAGTGGATTGAAAGCTGGGCTACTAATGGTAGAAGGTTTTTTAACTGTAACGGCAATATAGATTATTTGTATCAAAATTACCGTTATGGTCAGTTGTTTTTCCATAACCAGTGGAATGGAAAACATATCTATATAAATAGACTTGGAATTTGGCGTGGTTTTCATCATGGCGGAACATTAAAAAGTATTGTATGGTTTTTGTCTAAATGGATTCGTAATAAAACAGATAAACATATTATAGCGTCTAACCTAAGATACAACAATATAACTGGATACGACAACGATATTGAATATGTAATTAAAGAAGGTATTTATCTAGGAATTGTATCAGAGTAATTTAAGGAACTTTGGAATGAATTTGAAAACATTAGCACTTAATCAAGATATGTCGCCATATGACGTTTGGCCTTGGACTAAATCTATTACCAAGGTATTATGCGACCAGAGCGTAATTGTATTAGAAGAATACAAAGAAACCATACGTAGTGGTAGCGGTAAAGAATATAATGTACCCGCTGTGGTTATGTTGAAACAATACGCTACACATCAACACAAACAAGCCCCATATTCTAGGGCAAATATCTATGCAAGAGACAGCTATCGTTGTCAATATTGCATGGAATTTCTACCACATCCAAATGACAGAACAATAGATCACGTAACTCCACGTGCTATTTTTAATCCTAAACAGCATAATTTTCGTTTGAATAGTTTCGAGAATTGTGTATGCTGCTGTAAGTCTTGCAATACAGCTAAAGCTGATAAGACACTACAACAAGCAAAGATGAAGTTGGTTAGAGTACCAAAATCGGTTTCTAGACAACAAATCTACTATTTAAAACTAACTATGTTACCTCATATCCCCGACGAGTGGAGAATCTACCTTGGTACGTTCCAACAAGAAAGCAAAGAGACAGCAACAAGAACCTAAAGGACTTTTATTAAACGAGGTTAAACCACGAACACAAAATCAGTCTAGTTATATTGATAGTATATATGATAATACTATTACTGTATGTGCCGCTCCATCTGGTAGTGGTAAAACATATCTAGCAGTAGGCAAAGCTTGTCAAGCTCTTGCTAATGGCGAAATAGATCAGATAGTAGTATGTAGGTCTATTATAGGATGCGGTAAAGAAATTGGTTTATTACCCGGCGATGTAGATCAAAAGGTACACGCATATTTTGTTGCTGTATTAGAATACCTTGAATATTTTATGGATCGCAGCGTGGTTCATAATATGATTAAACAAGGTATTATTAAACTAATGCCGATAGAATTAATTCGTGGTCACACCTATAATAGAACATGGATGATTTTAGAAGAAGCTCAAAACTGTGATCTTAAACAAATTAAGCTATTTATGTCACGGATTGGGTATAAATCTAAGATAATTATCTCTGGTGACGAAAAACAATCAGACATTCGCAATAGTTGTATGCCATTTTTGATGAATAATTTTAATCATATCGACGGTTTTAAGGTAGTAAAGATGGATTATTCAGATATTCTGCGCCATCCAATTATTCCAGATATTTTGGAAATTTTTGATCGCCAGGGTATATAATAAGCATTTTTCGGTGTATATTAGGAGAGGAAACAAATGAAAGTCATTATTTGCGGTGATCGCGAATGCGAGGATATGGCGATTTTAGAGCAGGCTATTAAAGATTCTGGCTTTAAAATTACAAAGGTAATCTACGGCGATGCACGTGGTGCGGACACCCTTGGTAAAGAATGGGCAGAAAATAACGGTATTCCATTTAAAACATATAAACCTAAATGGGACGATATTAAAGCAGAAGGTGCAGTTGTTAAAGAAAAGATTAATAATTGGACTAAGAAAAAAGAAAAATACAATGCTATGGCTGGATTTAAGAGAAATTCAGATATGGTAGATGACGCCGATGCTGTTATTGCTTTACAACCAAATGGTCCTACCGAAGGAACGTCGGATACCATTAAAAAGGCTAAGAAAAAGGGAATACCAGTATATATTTACGAAAAACAAAAATCAGATTATAAATTCGAGTTTTAGAAAAATGCCACTAATACCATATAAATGCGACTCTTGTGACCATGAATTTGAGATAATTCAAGGTTATCAAGATAAACGTAAAAAGAAATGTCCCGCATGTAAGAAGAATACATTACGTCAAGTATTTTGTGCCCCATATATTACAGGCGAAATTAAGAGTATGGGTTCTTTAGCTGAAAAGAATACTAGAGAAATGGGTAAGTATGGACTAGAAGAACGCTATCGTAAAGATGCTATAGAACGTGACGCTGTTAAACTAGAAAGTCTTAAACAAGCAGGCGTAATAAAGCATGACGCAACAGAACTTCCTAAAACAGAAAATACATTAAAAAAACTTAAAAACGTTCTACCATCCAAAGCTAAAACTAAAAAATATATCGAAGAAGGTAAATTATGACCATACCAGATAGATTACCAGAGAATTTAGAAAATATTCAACTTAAAGAATATATCAAAGTTGGTAATAATAATACTATACGGTGTGACAATTGTAATAAACCTCTTCTTAATATAGCTTCTGATGGTGATAGTTCAATAACTAACAAAATACAAGCGTATTGTATACCATGCAAAAGTAATACATTTATATACACTATTATTGGTAAAATGTTTGTTGGTATTCCTGATAGTGCAGAATTAATAGATGTAGACAGTAACAATATATTTAAGGTGAACCCAAAATGAAAACAACTTGGTATAAATCTGATGGCTCAGAAAGCTCAGAATCAATAGATAGAGCGTGTTGTTATAAAGTAGAACATGAACAACATACTCGTTATTACGTGTTAATGTATAGTAGTCAACTGTACGATCCGCGTAATGCTAATAATCCAGGGTATAATACGAGATTTACGTGGAGACACAGACCAGTAAATGCTAGTGTATTTTCCTTGTATATTAGATTTTTAAAAACCAAACACGATTATTTATTAACTAACGCAGCGAGGGGAATATAATGGCTCAAAAAGGCAAACTAAGTAAAGCAGAAATTTTCTTTATTCAACAACATGGTCATATCACACCAGAAGAAATTGCACACGAATTAGATCGTCCAGTAAGTACAGTAATGAAACACTATGTACCAACACCTAAAGAAGAAAAGAAAAAAGAATCTACACCATTTATGAAGTTAATGGGCAGACACGAAAGAAACGGTAAAAAAGTAGCAACTGTATTAACTACTGGCGCTGCACAACTAGCGGACTCTATTAGACCACAATTAAAAGTGGATACTGCCAGCTATATTCACAAACCAATGGGCGATTAAAATATGAGTATTCAGGAATACCGCGAAGGTCATACAGTATGGCTTGCAAGATTATCTAATAATGAAGAAGTCTGCATGTACGATATAGACAATGTAGATACCTGGAAAGAACTTAAAAATAGGGTAATAAACGAAAATTTATCCATTATATCATTAAGTCTACAATTTAGATCAAATACTGTTAATTTACCACCTAATATGCCTGGATATGTTTTTTGTAAAGGTGTATTAGCTAGTACAACAAGATGTCTTGACCTGTATACAATTGGATATTTACTTGATGATGGTTCTGTAAAAATTAAACAATATATTGTACCAGAACTAATAGAATGGGAAGAAATTATACGGGAAAAATCAGAATGTCCGACATTAATTACAAATCAATATTTGGAGCAACTAGACAAATAACACCCGCTGCGTATATAGCAGAATTAATAGTTGCTAGACAGGCAAAATGGTCAAAAGTAGTTCTTCCAGATAGATTTTGGAACGATAATGATTTTATACTATGGACAGGTAAATGGAAATTTCAGATGCGGCAGGCGAATTCACTAATCAATAGCGGGTTCGATCCTGCCGTTATTATTTCGGTACTTAATAAAACCAATAATATAGGAACATTAACCAATAAACGATTATATCCATTATTAGTAGAAGAACAACGAAAGAAAGATAATAACGCAAAGATAGAACATACACAAATAGAAACTACATCTACCACTGAAAAGCCACAGGCTCAGTTTGGTAAAAAATCTAAACGGAGTAAATTAGACTAATGGGATCATTAAGCAAAGAAATTTTAAAAAAATATGGCGGAAACTTATTAAGTGGAAACTTTTTTAGTAAACAAGTCAAACAAGTTGTACCAGTCAGTCCGTCATGGGACTTGCATATGGGTGGTATAGAAGAAGGAACTTGGACGATTATTTCTGGATTACCCAAGGTAGGTAAAACTACTACAGCATTACAAATATGTGCTAATGCACAAGCTATGGGAAAACATATATACTATCATGTTGTAGAAGGAAGATTAAAAGATAGAGATATCTCTGGTGTACAAGGTTTTAGTACTGATGATAGTTTATTTACACCAGTATCATCCACAGAAGAACAATTATTAAGTGCGGAAGATCACTTAGAAATTGGCAGAGATATTCTAAAGAATATTCCTGGATGCGTTTGGGTATTAGATTCATCTTCTGCTTTATGCGCTCAAAAAGAACAAGCTGGGGAAATTACCGCACAAGCTAGAAATGATGGACCGAAACTATTAGCTACATTTTGTAGACAAATGGCATCAGTCGTTCCAGCCAATAGATCAATAGTTATTATTATACAACATCTTATAGCTAATACTAGTGGATATGGCGCTAAGTATCTAGAAGATGGTGGTAATAAGATACAGTATCAAGCAGATAACAAAATGCGATGTCGTGGAAAAACGGATTGGATGGATGGAGATAATCAAATTGGTCAAATTGTAACCTGGGATATAGAAACGGCATCATTAAAGAAACCTGGACAAAAATTTGATAGTTATCTTAGATATGGTACTGGACTAGATAAATATATGGAAATTACTAAATTATCAGTAGACCTAGGGTTTATTGAGAAAGGTGGAGCTTGGTTTACACTTCCAGACAAAACAAAGGTTCAGGGCGAAAATAAGCTAAGAGATACTATAGCTGCAAATCCAGATTTATTTAATATGTTATACACTAAGATTAAGGAAATAGTATGAAAGTAATAGGACTTGATGAGAAAGAATATAACTTAAACTTCATAGTTAACTCGTCAATACGTGAAAAGGTTTCTTCATACCACCAAGCGGCTCGTACTCTAATTAAGAGTATGTTTCCAATGGAGCGCGTATATGAAGAAGTAACACTACCCGGCACATCAACGCAGGTTAATAAAAAGGCATTATACGCTGATTTCTTTATACCAAACTTACGTATTGTAATAGAAGTACAAGGCGAACAACATTATTTGTTTAGCCCGTTCTTTCATAATAGTAAGAAAGATTTCTACTTATCTCTAGCTAGAGATCGTGATAAGAAGGAGTTTTGTAGAATAAACGGGTTTACACTGATTGAATTACCATATACGGAGAATATAGATGAGTGGCGACAAAGAATCTCAAGTAGAGAGTAAATTTACATCTGAATATGAAATAGTCAAGAAGTATCTACAGTCAGTGGGTTTGAACTCGATTAAATATAACCCCGAATCTGAATTCATAATGTCATTAACCTATGACGATTTAATAAAACTGGATAGACAGGTATGTGACGCCTATGCTTTTGAATTAGTTAAGTTTTCCTTACTATTACAGAAAGAAGAAAACTTCTTAAAAGGTAAGTTAATATGGGCTGAACATAATATGGATATTATTATTGGAAAATATGCTAAGACGTATGGAGATAAGTTTACCTCATATGAAGAACGTAAGTCTATAGTAAGAACCGACAATGAATTCGCAATATCATTAAACAAAATGATTTTAGATATCAAAATGAAACTATCTAATCTATTTGGTATATCTAATAAAATAACATCATTATCTAAAATTTTGGAGAGTTTATCATATGGGAAAAAAACGAGCAATTAAAAAAGAGTCAAATAATTCATTAGAACAGCTACTTAAAAATGCTGAAAATGATCCAGAAGCATATGCGTTGTTACAGGCTTTAAAACAGTCTAGAGAACAACCACAGCAAACAAAAGTTAGTAATAATAAAGTAAGACAGACTCCGCCAAAAGATAGTAGAGTTGACAAGAATCCAAATATTCAAAATAAGAGTAAATCAGCACCAAGAACACGTAGAGTAATTATTGGTAACAATGAGTTTGATCCTAATAAATTTAAAAGAGAGGGTCGAGACGAGGCTGATAAAATTCTTCGTAGTCAAAATGTAATTACGAATAATGAACGTCCAGTATTTCATACTATAGAAGCAAGATGTTCTATTTGTGGTCATACAGAAAATGTACCCCCAACGTATGTATTATCAGAATACTACAGGTGTGAAAAATGCAGCAGAACCTAACAGATGTGGCGTCAGAGCGTATCGTTTTATCCGGTATACTACAACACGGTAAGGACGCATTAATTGATGTTTCAGATATTATAAGTACTTCTACATTTACACAAAATGGTAATCAAGTATTATATACTGTTTTTAGCAACGCGCTCCAAAATGCAGAAAAATTAGATATACCATGTATTATATCGGTAGCTACTTCATTAGGCGTTTATGATATTATAGCTAAAAATAAGAAGGATTTAGAATATCTAAAATCACTTACTAGTTTACCAGTACATCTAGAAAACGTTAGACAATACGCAAAAAAGATCGCAAAACTAGAACTAGCTCGAAAGGCTCAGTTAAAAATGAAGGAAGCATATGAGCTTCTAGGCAATATTACTGGATTAGAGTCTGTTGATACTATTTTAGCTATTCCAGAAAATGCAGCATTTGATCTGGTAAAAGAATTAAATAACAATTCAGAAAATAGACCAGAAAACATAGCTGTAGATGGTGACGATATCATACAACACGTTTTAGATAATCCATCTGAAACAATTGGTATACCGACCCCATTTAAAGAGTTTAATGCGGCTATTGGTGGTGGTTTAAGACGCAAGGGTGTGACCCTAATTGGTGGATACGCCAAAGCTGGAAAATCATCAATCGGAAAAGAAACTGCAATTCATATAGCGGAACGCCTTGACATACCATGCTTAATATTGGATACTGAAATGTCACGCGAGAATGTTTTCTGGCGAACAGTCGCGGCAATGTCTGGAATTTCAATTAATGACCTGGAAACAGGCAAATTTGGCAAATTTCACGAAAAGATTAGTAAAGTTAAAGAATCTGTTGCTAAGCTCAAAACATTACGAATGGAACATATTAATGTAGCTGGTAAACCATTTGAAGAAATCCTATCTATTATTAGAAGATGGATTCTGAAAGATGTTGGATTTGATGAGAACGGCAAAACTAAAGATTGCTTGGTAGTATACGACTATTTCAAACTGATGGACGCTAATGTATTAGAATCTATGCAAGAATATCAAGCATTAGGATTTCAAATATCAAAACTATCAGACTTTACTAATGAATACGATTTTGCATGTTTAGCGTTTGTACAGTTAAATCGAGAAATGGATGTAGCTCAGTCAGATAGACTAAAATGGTTATGTTCTTCGTATAGTTCATTTACTGCAAAAACAGCAGAAGAAATTGCTAATGACGGAATTGAGAATGGTAATAGAAAGCTAAAGGTAGAACTAACGCGGTTCGGTCCAGGTTTAGCACCAGATGACTATATTAACATGAATTTGAAAGGGGATATGTGTAAACTGTATGAATTGGGAACTAAAAAATCCGGTAATAAACAAAAAGAATCAGACTTCTAGTTCATATGATACAGACTATATTGCATCTGTACTATATGATAATATAGAAGATGTATTAGAACACTTTAATATAGAATACACTAAAGCCGGTAATAAACTGGTTATGCCATGTCCTGTACATGGTGGAGATAATCCTAATGGCTTTTCTATATTATTACAGGGTGTTGGAAACTGGCGATGCTATACTCATCAATGCCATGAACAACACGGTAGTCCACGTGGTGCTAGTCTTATAAAATTAGTACAATGTCTACTATCAGATAATAAACAGGTTAGTTTTGGTGAAACACTAAGATGGTTAAAGTCATATCTTAAACTATCAGACGAACATCTAGTAGAAGCTAGCATAGATTCTATGCAGCGTAGTTTTATAAACCTAACTAAGTTCTTATCTAATAAAGAGACAAAAGATAACCACTTTATTCCAAAAGACATAGCGATACAGAACCTAAAAATACCATCTGAATACTACCTAAAACGCGGATTTGAAAAGACAACTCTTGAATATTTTTGTGTAGGAGATTGTCATAACACATCTAAACAGATGTATAACCGCGCTATTGTACCGTTTTTTGACGAATCTGGTAAGTATATGGTCGGATGTAGTGGTAGAAGTTTATTTGATAAGTGTATAAAATGTTCAACTTATCACAACCCACAACATAGATGTCCAATCGATAAGAAAGAAATGGTTAATTGTAGTAAGTGGAAACATATGTCGGGCTTTAATGCCGAAAACTATTACTATGGACTATGGAACTCATATAAGTATATTACCACAACTAAAACAGCTATTATAGTTGAGAGTCCAGGTAATTTATGGAAATTGTATGAGGCTGGAATCAATAACACAGTTGCGGCATTGGGTACTAAATTTACGGAGGGACAACGCTTAATATTAGAGGCTTTAGGTGTTATGAACATTATCGTAGCACCAGACAATGACGAAGCTGGACAGAAAATGGCTAAAAACATTGTAGATAATTATAACAGATTTTTTAACATACTTGTAGTAGATACTCCGCATGAAGATTTTGGAGAGACTCCTATTACGGTAATTCAAGATTTATTTAGAGGATTAATATGACAGATATTATAGTATTAGCTGGCGCAAAACAATCAGGCAAGTCAAGTAGTGGAAATTTTTTAACCGGATATACGCTATCACAAATAAGTAAGCGTAATCCTGGTTTACCTATTCCAAACGTATTTGATATAAATAACGATGGTCAGTTATTGGTAAATTCAAGTTATGTGAATTCGGTTGGAGAAGAGGTTGTTGGTAACGGTATTTTAGACCTATCACGAAGAGATTATGATTTTGCAGAGTATGCTGGTCAATATATTTGGCCTTATATCAAAATCTATAACTTTGCTGATACTCTAAAAGACGTATGTATGCATGTATTTGGTTTAACATATGAACAATGTTATGGTTCTAATGATGATAAAAATACTATGACTAATATTCCTTGGTACGGTATATTATCAATGTTACCACGTAAGGAAAAATGGGCAGCAACCAGAGATAGCAAAACTGGTAAGAATATGACTGCTCGCGAATTTATGCAGTTTTTTGGAACTCAAATTTGCCGTTCTATTTATGACGACTGTTGGATCGATTCGTGTTTCCGCAGAATAGAAGCTGAGAATCCAGCTATAGCCGTTATCACGGATTGTAGATTTCCTAATGAAGTTAAGGTATGTAGAGATAAAGGCGCTAAAATTATTAAGTTGACACTTGATCCATTTGGTGATACCGAAACACATGACAGCGAAACTTTACTAAAAGATATGCCTGATAGTGAATTTGATTGGGTATTAGACAATTCTAAGATGACGATTATAGAAAAGAATCAGGCTATATTAGATAAATGTTATGATTGGGGTATTTTTAAAGGACACATTGATTAATGATAATTGAATTTTTTCGTAGCTCATCGTATAATAATTGGGATTATTGTTCTCAACAGTACTTTTTAAACTATGTGCTTGGACTACCAAGAACAGATAGTAAAAAGGCGCTAAAGGGAACAATAGCCCACAAAGTCTTAGAGTGTCTAGCGATAGCAAAGCAGGCACTTGACAAACGACCACTTGCCGAGTATATTGATCTTAAAGAAGATATCGGAGAATATCGAGTATATCGCAATACGTTTACATCACAGCGTCAGCTAACAGATGATGAAGTATTTGCGGTTAATCGTACACGTAAAAACAAGTACACCTATAAACATAAGTGTGAATTAGCAAAGGGTTCACATAGATGCGGCGAAAAGATTGTATCCGACCTTATACAAATGGCATATAAATCGTATTCTGTTAAATGTGATGGGTGGGAACCTGTAGATTTAAAAGATATTACGAATTTTGTATGGATGGCACTAGAATATAAAAACGGGATGTTTGATCCTAGATTTAGAACTATTGTTGCACCAGAACAACCATTTGATATTAC